CACCCAGGCCCTCCACAAGAAATGGCTAAGACAAACCAAGGAAGACTACTTCCAAAAAGAACTAGAGGGCATCGGGCAACAAGAAGTCCCAAGTCAAGAAATCTTCGCCGAAGTACCTGCTAATAACGAACTCTTCGGCTTCGTCGATCGCTATCGCGAATACCGCGAGGAACCCTCGCAAGTCGGCACGGAAATGCGGCAGCTAACCAACTTCTGGCACATGGCCAGAGACTTCGCCACTGCTCCGACCCTCAACGAAACCTTCGTGACCTGCGATCCCACCAAACGCATCCACGCCGTTCAAACGAACGACGTACTCCAGGTGATGGTCAATCACTCCATCCAAGCGCGACGGATGGTCAACCGTCTCGCGCAATCCTTCATCAGATAGGAAACTCCATGAAAAGAGGCACCTGTAAGCACCCGGTCACCCCCGGCTCGGTGGTGAACATACGCACCGACGCCGAATTCACTGTGTACGCCCTTCACAAAGGCGAACGCACCTCTATCCTCGGCCCCAACCACTCAACCGAACGGCGATTAAAAATGCACGTACCGTTCGGGGTCCATAATATCGAGGTCACCACTCGCAAATCGGGCCGCTGGGAAATCGAAGAGACCATCCCGGTCAATCACAAGGAAAAAATCGACAACACACCAATCGAAATGGGGGTTCGCGAAAAAGTCGACCCCCTCGCCGAGCAAATTCAGGCTATCGTCTCGGCGGAAATGTCCAAATACGCGGCCAGTCAAGGCCGCGAAACCTTCGTCGAGGCGAACGACTTCGACATCGCCGACGAAGAAGACCCGACAAGCCAATACGAGCTGTCGCCAATGCAGGAGGATTTCGAACCAGAGCCCCCCTCCGTTCCTCCTGACCCTCAATTAAAGACGCCCGAAACCTCTCAGCCCACCGGCGAGGTATCGGACGTCGCGCGGCCTGTCCAGGCCGATAAGACCCCTTCCCCAACCCCTCCGCCGGCGACTCCCCCGGCGGCTACTCCCGCTCCTCGAGCGGCCCACAGCCCCTGACCCCTGGTATGCTTACTCGATGCATACCTACCAGGGTGACAGCGGAACCCTCGACAAAGGGCTAAACACTCACTATGTTGTGTACTCACCCCGGCCAGCGCACCGACGCAAACGGCTACAGGAGCGAATATCCATGCGGGCAGTGCATGCCATGCAGGATCAACCGACAATCCGCGTGGGCTGGCCGGATATTACTGGAAAGTCGCTCACATCTTACGAGCGCATTTGTCACTCTTACTTACACGGATCAAGCCTTACCACGTACCAAGGAAACCGGCACCCCTACGCTCAGAAAACGCCACCTTCAACTATTCTTAAAGCGGTTACGCGCATCTCTGAAGGTCAAAATCCGATACTTTGGATGTGGCGAGTACGGCTCAAGTACTTCACGACCTCATTATCACCTAATACTATTCGGCTACCCTTTCGACCAGATCAACTTGATACAAGAAGCGTGGAAACAGGGCTTCACATCCTGTTTTCCGCTCGGCATCCAGCATGCCCCCTATGTGGCGAAATATACGACAAAAGTACAACGTGGTTCCAACAGTCAGATCGCCCGGGAACAACCCTTCGCCCTGATGTCCCAGAAACCCGGCCTCGGTACAGACTATTTACCCCGTGTCGCGGAGGCTGTATCCAAATCGCCTTTAACGGCTGTCCCAAATCAAATCCGGATCGATGGCAAACTCTACAAGCTCGATGCCTTCATGCAACTCGAACTAAAAACCCTGATCCTACAACTCAATCCGTCCCTCTACGAAGCTCTGCGGAGGGACGCACCCCGTGACCTACACGGCAATCACCTCTCCAGCATCTTCAAGATGCACGTCGGGGACCACTTGATGGTCCACCGCGAAACATGTGCAGCACAAGCTAAAGCTGCCATGAAATTCTCTCGTGAAACGGAGAAACTATAATGGCCCGGAGACGCGGCAAAAAAACAAGTACAGCGATAGCGGCACGCCAGCGCGATACCTCCAGAAATCTCTATATCGCTAGCAAACCCCTCTCTCCCCCAAAACACCCGCTGCTCGGCGTGGCAATCTTACAAGATAGACGCGTCCACACACCCGGCCCAAAAACAATCCGCAGGACGGACGACACCCCGGCCCGTCTGCAAGTAAAATCCACCCGCTTTAAAAACATCCCCTATAAACTCGCCTTCCAGAAACCCAAAGGCGTCACCCTCTGCGTCCGACGCCAACGTCGGCGCGAAACACTCTTTGCCCTCAAACGCACCGGCAAAGGCTCACGCGCACCCCACAGGAGGCGCAACGAATGGTCCTCAGTGAAATGCTAGAACTCATCGAAATCGTGGCGCTCGTCGCCATCATCATAAAACAATGGAGGTAACCTCCCATGGGCTTCGGTCTCGGTTCAATCGCAAAAGCTGTCGGCATTGCCGGCGACTTAGTCGGTATCGGTCAATCCTTAATGCCCGCCGACACAAACCCAAACTGGACACAACTCACAAACCCGAAAGCAATCCAAATCAGGGTCAAGGACGCCCAGGCCGCCGGCGTCCACCCCCTTTTCGCACTTGGGGCCCAAGTCTCGGCCGCCTCGCCCGTCGGAACCACCACCGGATCGGGGGTTGGTGACGCCATAGGCAACCTGGGCGGCCGTCTCTCCCGGATGGCGGCCATGCCCGCCCAAAAAGCTGCCGTCGCCCTCCAGGCCACGGAGAGCGCCTCTCGCGTACGGGTCAACGAGACCCAAGCAATGCTCAACGAGGCTCGCTCCCGCTCCGTCATCGCAGAAATGCAAACCAACCCTGCGGTTACCTCGCAGGCCCTCGATATGTCCTTCGTCAAAGATCAAACCGGCAGGCTCTCAATGTTCCGGGACGCCTCCGGCAAATGGCGGCGGGTCGACAGATCCGTCGCCCCCTCTTCCGTACTCGAAGAGGAATACGGAGAAACCTCCGAACTCCAAGGTCTCTGGCGCGCTATGAAAGGCGCGTCCGACTGGGGAGGCGTCGCAGACTGGCCTTCCCTCTCCGAACTCCGTGAAATCGTCACGGAAAAACTCTACCACAACTACTGAAATGAGGATCTTCCTATGGCTTATCGCTCACGTCGCCGGGTTCGCTCTCGGCGGTCCACTCGGCGTCCTTCTCGTGGCCGGCGTAGCTACTCTCGCCGCCGTGGCTCGGCGGGCCGTCGCACCTCGGCGCGCCGCTTCACGCCAATCGGCTACCGGATGTAGCCAATGAAACGCTTCAAACACTCACTCTCAAACTATAGGATCTTCTCGTGTGACATGGGCGAACTCGTGCCCATCGGTATCACGGAAGTCCTTCCTGGGGACAGCTTCCAACAACGCACCTCGGCTCTAATCAGGCTGCTCCCTCTCCTGTCTCCCGTCATGCACCCCGTCCAAATCCGCATCCACTCCTTCTTCGTACCAAACCGGATAATCTGGGACGGCTGGGAAGACTTCATCACCGGCGAGAACCTCATCGACGGTGTACCAACAATCACAAACCCGGTCGGCGCACCTGCCAACCGCCTTACGGACTTCATGGGTATCCCACCCATCGACAACCTCGTTTTCAACGATCTACCCATCCGCTGCTATAACTTGATCTTCAACGAATTCTACCGAGATCAAGATCTGGTCGAGGAAGTCGACGAACTCTCAACAGCGGTACAATCCATCGCATGGGAAAAAGACTACTTCTCGGCGGCTCGCCCCTTCGCTCAAAAGGGCCCCGCCGTAACACTGCCGCTTGGTACACGAGCGGCTATCACCGGTCTCGGACTGTCGCCCTCTTCCAATTTCTCCTTTTCTGGGCCAGTTCGCGAAACCGGCGGCGTCGACACTAACTACGACCCTGCCACTCAATCCTCGTTCAGCGACAGCGGACTATTCGAGGAAGACCCGGACAATCCCGGCTACCCCAACATCTACGCTGACCTCACCACCGCCGAGGCCATCAATGTTAATGATCTACGCGAGGCTTTTGCTCTCCAACGCTACCAGGAGGCACGCGTCCGTTACGGGTCTCGCTACACGGAATACCTACGCTACCTCGGCGTCAAATCCTCTGACGCACGTCTACAACGCCCCGAATACCTCGGTGGAGGGCGGAAACGCATCTCCTTCTCCGAGGTCCTCCAGACCGCTCCTGACGACCAGGGCCCTGAACAGTCCGTCGTCGCGGCGCTCCTGGGCCACGGCATCGGCGCCGTCTCCACACGCAAGTTCCGGCGCTACTTCGAGGAACACGGTCACGTCCTCACCCTCATGTCCCTACGGCCCAAGGTCATCTACACCCAGGCCCTCCACAAGAAATGGCTAAGACAAACCAAGGAAGACTACTTCCAAAAAGAACTAGAGGGCATCGGGCAACAAGAAGTCCCAAGTCAAGAAATCTTCGCCGAAGTACCTGCTAATAACGAACTCTTCGGCTTCGT